GGCTTACCGCCTGCTGCTCTTACTCTTACGTACCAAGAAGGACTAGTCTACTCCCGTCAGAACGTTAGTATAAATTATACTGCCCGTTATACAAAGGGAGTGCGATCAAACGCAATCCTTAACGGGCGGGTGGACCAAGCTATAACCTTTTTGGGTATGGACTTGACACCCGATGTTCTGTGGCAGGTAACTCCATGGTCTTGGCTCTTAGATTGGTTTGCCAATCTAGGCGATGTCATCTCAAATATTACAAATTTGAGTATGAAAGACATCATTCTCGACTACGCATATCTGACGAACCGTATTGAAACGGAACGCGGGATATTGGCGTGGAAGCCTTCTCTCGTTGGTAACATGACATCTAGCCGTTATACGGTTGGACATAAGGTTATCACTGTTGAGAAGACTAGGAATCAAGCCTCTCCATATGGGTTCTCAGTTGGATTTGATGGGCTTTCGCCTTATCAGATCTCTATCCTCGTCGCCCTGGGCTTAGCCCGTGGACGATGATTATAACTAAAAATTAACTTAATAATAAGTTAATAATAACCGAATAGAAAGGTTAGGAGACGCCAATGGCCCTCTCTGATCCCCAGTCCGTTACTATCAACTCCGTCGCGGTCTCACTGCCTCGTGTAAACACGGGCAGCGATGTTGGTAAGTTTACCAACTACGATGCCAAGACATCCCTCGAAGTGAGGCCTGTCTATGGCAAGCGTACGCGTCGGAATTCGCGGATCAATCATGCAAAAATCGTCACCGATCCACTGGTTAGTACAACTAACCAGCTTGTATCGGCTTCGATTATTTTCACACTTGATGTACCCCAGTCGGGGTACTCTGCCGCGGAACAACTGGACCTTGCAAAGGCCCATCTTACTTGGCTTAGTGCCAACTCGTATGCGAACCTTATTAAGGTTATCGCTGGCGAGAACTAATGAACTCTGCTTTAATGATAGTTGCGCTCATTTTGAGTGTTGCTCTCATTTCAGTGGTAGTTTCACTAGTTGTAATCTTGTTCGGAAGTAATCGAACGAGATATAAGAGGACTGGATTATAAGGAGAAGACCGTCGGCCTTGGATATGAACCCGAAAGGCACATATGAAAAGCCAAGCTGATCTCCATAGCGCTCTGATCGAAGATCAGATGTCGCTATTGGGTCTCAGTGCCCTCAACGACCTAGCTACATTTAGGTCGCGCGTTGAAAGTAAGGGACTGCCATTTATGGCAATCACTCTTCCACAGTATGCGAAAGATCTCGAAAGAGCTCTAGCATCTGGCTCACTCACCCGCGAAGGCTTCACCTCATTTAAGAGGCGAGGACCTGCGGATGTCAGACCGCTATTTCTAGGTGGTCTGATGAGTTTGATTTTCAACGCTGATGGCGAGATCCTTCCTAACCCCTCTTCGGAAGCTATTCGAGCAGTTAGACAAATTTGTCTATTTCAAAGTAAACTTAAGGAGCTTGCTCCTGAAGCTTCTTTGAAAGCTGCCGAAAAGACTTTCGTTGAGACGGATGCTGCTATAGCCGAGTCTCCTGCTGATAATGCCGATTACTTGGCATTCTCGAAGGTTGCGACTCGACTATGGTCCGGGATGTTTGACAAAGTACTCTCGAAAGTTGAGACAGACTTTGTACCGCATCACGGACCTGGAGCGGTGGCTGATAAGCTTACCTCGAACGGTAAATATAAGTCACGATCGTATTCAGAAAGACTCGACAGAGTCTTGCCTGCGTCCGATTGGCTCATTCCAGGCTATGGATATTATTCCGAGCTTCTGGAGAGTCCGTTCTATGCCCCGGCGCAAGAACCGCCCGTTAGGGTTGTTTTTGTACCTAAAACGATGGTTACACCGCGAGTAATTGCGATCGAACCCGTATATATGCAATATATACAGCAAGGGTTTCTGTCCATATTCCGAGAGGAAATGGCTAAGAATTCCTTTGTTTCATTCGAAGATCAAATGCCCAACCGTCTTCTTGCGAAGACAGGATCTATTGATGGTAGTTTATCTACTATCGATCTATCCGAAGCATCTGATCGTGTTTCCCTGCGTCTAGTCAAAGCCATGTTTCGGCACAACACTCCTTTAATGGAGTATGTGCTTGCGTGTCGTTCGACTAGAGCCGAACTTCCGAATGGAGATATAATTCTCCTAAAGAAATTCGCGTCTATGGGTAGCGCACTCACATTCCCGATTGAGTCACTAGTGTTTTTTACAGTAGTGGTTCTTGCGATATGTGAGCAGGAAGGGTTGAGTGCTCCTTCTGGGAGACTTATAAGGTCTCTCAAAGGAGTAGCACGCGTCTATGGTGACGATATTATCGTCCCCACTAGATACACCCAAGCTGTTATCACGAAGCTTGAGACTTTTGGTCTCAAGGTGAATGTCCGTAAGTCTTTCTATGAAGGAAACTTCAGAGAATCTTGCGGAGCGGAGTATTATTCCGGTTCGGACGTCTCCATTGTGAGATGTCGGAAGAGGATTCCGCATAACAGACAGCAAGTAGATGAGCTCGAG